GCGCCGCCGAGCTGAACGACATCATCGTCGACAGTTTGAAAAACGGTGCATTTACCAACACCGGCATCGACGGCCAGTATTTTTACGATACCGATCACTCGGTGGCCGGCGCGTCGGTCAGCAATAAGCTGACGGCAGTCTTGAGTTCCGCGACTCCGGCGGCGGCCTTGGCCAGTTACGGCGCGGCGCGCACCGCGATCATGAAGTTTAAGGACGACGAAGGCATGCCGCTTCGCCTGGTTCCGGACACACTGGAAGTGCCGCCGGCGCTGGAAGCGGTCGCCAACAAACTGATCAACGCGGACAAGCTCGACGACAACAGTCCGAACCCTTATAAGGGCACGGCCACGGTGATCGTCAATCCGGCGCTGACCTCTGATACCGCCTGGTTCCTGCATGTCACCAGCAAGGCCGTTAAGCCGTTCATCGTGCAGATGCGCAAGCGCCCTGAATTCGTCTCGCAAACTTCGATGGAGAATGAGGACGTGTTCATGAAGGCCGAGTACAAGTTCGGCGCGGAAGCGCGGGCGACAGGCATTTACGGCTTCTGGCAGTTGTCTGTCGGCAGCACCGGTGCGGGTTAATAGGAGTTGATGATGGCTGCAACCACTGAAAAGAAAAACACAAAGACAGTGCCGGGCCTCCGGGTCCGCTCGGCTCGCAACGGCTTCCGCCGTGGCGGCCGCGAATGGTCTGGAACTACCGAGATCGCATGCAGCGAACTGACCAAGGAGCAGATCGCGCAGATCAAGGCCGAGCCGCTGCTGGTCGTCGATGACATCGAGATCGCGCTGGACGCAGGGTCCGAAGAGTAAGCGATGAGCTACTGCGCCAAAGCCGACCTATTGGATCGACCAGGCGGCGAGCGGGAGTTGATCCAGCTCACCGACCTGGACAATCTTGGCGTGATCGACGATACGGTGCTGAACGTCGCGATCGCCGACGCCGACGCGGAGATCGACGGCTATCTGATCAACTATCTGCCGCTGGCGGTGGTGCCCGCCAACTTGAAGCGGTTGGCCTGCGACATTACCCGATATCGGCTGTATCGCGAGCAGGTGACGGACCGCGTCAAGGACGATTACGACAATGCGATCAAGTATCTGGAAAAGGTCGCGACCGGGAAGATCAAGCTGGCGCCGGACACCGCCGGCTCCCTGCCGGAAGTTGCCGGCGGCACGGCGGAGTTCAGCTCCAGCCCGTCGGTATTTAGCCGGGATAGTTTTTAATCATGCTGGTCGAGCTGGAACAGGAACTGATCGCCGCCGTGAAGCTTTCGCCGATCGCGGCGAACCTGCGCGAAGTGGCGGTCATGCCGGATGGCGACGGCGCTACGGTGGTGAAACGCTTCGCGAGTTCTGCGCCGGCGGTTTATACCGTCGCCGGCCCTGTGGGTTATGGTGATGCGTATGCCGAGGTCCGCTTCGATCTGATCTGCATCGCCCGCAATGCCCGCGGCGTCGAAGCCTCCCGGCATGGCGATGCGCAGACGATAGGCTTATACCAGATCATCGACACCCTGGCTTCCTATCTGGACAGTTTGAAAACGACCAGCACGGTCTGGTCGGCAAAAAGCGCGGACTTCGCCAAGGGCGCTGTCTGGCTAAACAGCGGGCTCCAGGCAGGCAGTTTGCAGTTGACGGCCAAGGCGACGAATGCGGCGATCAATGACACCGCCCTGGCAGCCATGGCCGACTTCGCGACCTTCCATGCCGATTACGATGTGGACCCGCACCAGACGCAGGCCGAGCATCAAAAATGGATCGCCGAGCCGCCGGTTTATACGGCGAGCCGGCCCGAATTGACTGACGATTTAACCAACTTGCAGGATTGAGATGATTATTGGACAACCTGTTTCAATACGCCCTCTGAATGGCGCGGTCGTGAAAAAACCGGACGGCTCCAATCTGTCTGCGGGTGGCGAAATTGTTCGGGGAAGCCCCTATTGGCAGCGGCGGGTAGCGGACGGCAGCGTGGAAGTCATCGGCGCGGGCTTGATCCGAAATCCACCAATTGGCGAGCGGGCGATTACGCTGTATGGCGCGCTTGCTGACCGGCCGCCTGCGCCTGAATTTGGCAAAAAGTCGTGCGAGATCATAACGGATAAGATTTACATCAAATGCACATCGACTCAAGGCTGGTGGTTCAGCGATGGTTACAGCGATTCTGTCGATGATCGCCCTGCCGCGGCCGATCTAGGCATCGGCAATTGGCGGACGGCGGACGGATCTTATTCGGTCTCCAACGGGACGATATGGGGAGATGGAGGTATTACTGCCATCGAAACTGCTGCACTTTTGGCTGCTAATGCTAAGACGGCCGCCGAGGCTGCTAGGGATGCGGCTATCATTGGCGCTGGCGTTTACGTTGACGAACCAACTGGGCGCGCTGCTGTGGCGGATGGGGTTGCGTTCAAGGTGCAGGGTTCTGGTGATGTTGCCGCCTATGAGTACCGACGTGTTAACGCTAGTAGTTCTACATTGATTGCCATTTACCCTAGCGCAAACTCCCAATATATCGGCAAAGTCATGCCTTTAGAATCGGGCTATGTCTGGGCAATCGTCGATACTCTGGGCCAGGCGGCACTCATGATCGATGCAGCGGGAGCCGTGCATATGCCAAAGTTTTCTGTGCAATCGGCGACAGAGTTGCAGGCGCTGTTACCTCAGTCTGTCATCAAAGATTCCGGTTATGCCTGGGCAGTAGTGGACAGCACCGGAAAAATCGGCCTGGCGATTACCAATGAAGGCAAGGTCATAGGAGATTTCCCGGTGGCCGTTGTTGCAGGGTCTGAATATCTTCAACCCAGTAAAAATCTCTATTTCATTGGCGACAGCCTGACCGCAGGCGCGGGGTCGCAAACGACATGGCGTCAAGCACTCGTGGCCTTAATATCGGCGCGCACTCATGTCACACAGGCGGTCGGCGGCGAAACCTCGACGCAACAAGCGGCGAAATTTGGCGCCTATGTGAGCTTATTGACGCTGACCGGTAATCAAATCCCAGCCAGCGGCGGTGTTGCGGTGACATCGAGAACCATCGATGTTTTGTCTGCGCAAGGTACCCAAACCATTGTAGGCTCAATTGCAGGCATTCCTGGAACATTGAGTCGTGACGGAAGTGGCAACTATACCTTTACCAGGACAACGGCAGGAAGCGTGGTTAACGTCGGCGCCAAGATGCCGTTTATCCCCGACATTAGTACGCATGATCGCGATACTTTATTGATCTTCATTGGTCGTAACAATCTTGGGACCCCCGATGACGTTAAGCGTGATATTGCGTCTTGTGTTGGCAAACAGACGACCATCGAAAAGCGATTCCTGATTCTTACCCCGCCAAACGGAGGCACATTAACCAGCGGTCAATCGACAACAGAAGGCACCGGTTCGTCAACGCTCACGAATATCAAGGCGATCGAGGACTGGGCGGTGCAGACATACGGCGATCGCGTGATAAAAATCCGTGAATTTTCGTTCCAGTTCAACAATGGCAGCGCCGATGATTTGGCCGATGTTGCTAAAGAGACCGTGCCGCGTTCGTTGCGTATCGATAGCGTGCACTTCACCACCGCATTTCATGCCCAAATTGCCGCTTATGTGGCGTCCGAAATTAATAGAAGAGGTTGGTAAAGATGGGTCAAAAAATAGTGTTGTCAGATACGACGTTTACAGGAACCGGACTTCAAAAACTGAGGGACGATTATTTGTTAATAGATGGGTCCCTGTTTCTTTTCGATCCTGGGCATTCGCTTGGAGGATTTACAGGGATTCCAGGGGCGGCTTCTGCCATACCAAACGTGGCATGGAAACAGGCTGCCGAGTTACTAGGCTCCGGTTCGCAAGCATCGTTGTCTGGTGTCGTTTCCTCCACAAACCCTAATGAAGCCACGAAGATGCTTACGGAGCGCACCGGAAAAGGCGGCGTGCATGGATTAGTGAGCCATGTTAACCAAACGGCGGGGTTGAATTTTTGGGGGGTAAACTTTCCAGCTGCTATTCGTGATTATGTCCACGGCAACCCAACCCGTTCTTATTACTTTTCAATTTGGTATGCTGTAACAAGGGCCGCGCTATCCTCCGCATCGGTTCAGTCTCCATTTCATTTCGCACCCAGCACGACCAATTTCTTATTCTACGCGGCGGCAGGTATACCTAGTTGTGCGGGCTCAAATAAAGGCCGAGATGCAGCTCATACAGAGGATGTTTCAGCGGTGCCACTTGAAAAAGTGCATCTGACGATTAATCCATCTGGAATCTCAGGTTCTGGACCTGGAGCGACAGACAATATCACCCTCGTTGTCGGTAACTTCGGTGCTTGGGGTGGCTTTAACCAAAACAAAGCGCCTAGCCGAATACTCTATCGAGCTTATGCCGAAGATCTGACTGCGTCTGGGCGGACATATGCCCAGGTAAAGGCTATCGATGACGCCTTATATGCAGCGGCCTTTGCAGCGGGTGGCAAATTCTACAACGACACCTACACAGACCCTGCAACTTTTCCATAGGAGTGCGGCATGATTTTAGGCCAACCCATCATAATAAAACCTGTCACAACAGCTCTAGTCCGCAAGGAAAACGGCCTGCAATTGCTGCCCGGCGGAGAAACCGTAATTGCCTCCAACTACTGGCTACGCCGCCTGAATGCCGGCGATATCGAGATCGTCACGTCGGACGATGCCGTAACCACAAAATCAAAACCCAAAGGCTAAGCCATTATGCCCGATAACATCCCATTTTTAACCATCCCCCTCGACTGGCGCGTCCCCGGCGCCTATGCCGAGATCGATCACACCAAGGCCGTGCGCGGCCTGCCGGTGATGCCGCACAAGATGCTGGTGTTGGGCCAAAGGCTGTCTACCGGCACCGTGGCCGCAGGCGTGTTGACCCGCGTCAGCCGCAAGGAAGACGGCGTCAATTATTTC